CTAGGCTTCTTTCGGCATCATCACGTTCATGACGATGATGTTGCCGTCACCGTGAATGAAGATGTCCCTGGCCTTTTCGGCCACCTGATCTGCCCGACTGTGCGGCAGCGGTTCGCTCCCCTCCCACAACGCCCGCTTGATCTCGTCTATCGTCGACCTTTTCTTGCCCTCGCCGCCTGCACGCATTCCAAAGACCCCATGCTTTTCATCGTGAAGCTACCAGCCTGAGATGCTGGTGAACGCGAGCAATGTCGAACGATCCGTTCCCCTGGTCAATTTCCTCGGCGATCAATTGATATATTTGCGATACCACTTCTGCTTTTTTCAACCGGTTTATCTGGCGAGCGTTATCGGCCAGCCAGTCATCGACTATCTTCAGCGCATCCTCCAGGAGGTCGGCTCTAACTGATCCCGGAGAACTGCCGTCGGCACCGAACATCTCGCCATCGTCGGCGATGAGCCAATTCAGGTTTATGCCGAATCGGTCTCGGTAATGCGCCAGAAACCAAAGCGGCGGCTCATGGTCGCCGCGCTCATAAAAGCCGATCGCGGCCGCATCCAGCCCGATTTTCGGGGCAAACGCAGTCCTTGTTCGATAGCCGACGCGCAGGCGCGCCTCGATAAGCCGCTGACCTAGCGGGGTTTTTACCTTTGCAGGCCTCGCCATCCATCAATGTTGGCTTTTCCAATTTACAAAGTTGGTTTTGCCAACTATCCTTCCTTACCTACAGAACCACACCACCGAAGAAAGGGAGGCCGGCCAGGGCCTCCCTTTCCCGAAGGAGCCACTATGGACTCGATCGCCCGCGCGGCCAAGATCAGGGCGGACCTTTTCACCGCAGGATATGTCCTCCGCGACATCGACCGCGCGTTCAACCTTCCCCTCGGGACCGCCTCGAACACACTACGCGAGCCCAACCCCAAGGGCGAGGTGGCGATCGCCGCTGCTCTCGCATGTGAACCACAGAAACTGTGGCCCGAGCGCTACGAACTCAGCGGTCAGCGGAAATCGCCTCAACCTCTCAAGAACTATCAGAAGCCTGCACCGCGCTGGCAACGTCGAATCGCACGGAGCGCGTAGACATGCGCCGTGTCGAAATCCGCCCAGCGTTCACCCTGCAGCAGCCGCTCCGCTCACCCACCGTCCCCGCGTGGGCAGCGCTTTTCGTCGGTATGCTCATCGCCACAATCGCCGTGTCGATCGCGGCTCTCGTCATGCTCGGCGGTGCCCACTGATGGTCACGCTCGGCGATCCCTTCCTCGACAAGCGTATCGAGGCCGCCTTCGAAGCGGTCCGTGGTGCGTTTCCTTATCTGGAGACGGCCGAGATCATCAGCCCGCCGATGGGCGCCACGAACGGCGCCGTGCTGGCCCGTCAATTGGTCATCCACATTCTCGTGGAGACATTCGATATCCCCAAGAAGCAAGTGGACCGCGCCGGGCTGGCCGAACGGTCGACTGCGCGCATGGCCTGCCACGCCATCAACGATTACCGGGCCTCGCCGCGTTTCGCGGCCTTTGCAGACCGGATCGTCGAGGCCGCCAAGCTCACCGTTGAACGATGGGAAGAACAGTATGGCTGAATTCCTGACCATTGCGCTTGCAGATATCATCGTCCCGGAGCGGTTGCGCATCGTCGAGGAAGATCACGCCCTCGCGATTTCCGCCTCCATCGTCGAACACGGGCTCCTCAACCCGATCACGGTGCGACGGACCCCGCCCGCGACAAAGCCGTTCCGGCCCTTCACCCTTATTGCCGGCGCGCATCGGCTGCGCGCGATCGCGCTGCTCGACGAACAGCAGATCGAGGCCACGATCGTCGATGCCGACAAGGCCGAAGGGCAGCTCATCGAAATCACCGAAAACCTGTTCCGCAACGAGTTGTCGGCGCTCGACCGCGCCATGTTCGTCATGTCCTATCGCGAGATATGGGAGGCAAAGTACGGCAAGGTTAGGCCGGGCAATCGCGCAAACATTGCGCAATTGATGGAAGACGAGGCCGCGGCAGGCTTTTCCAAGCACATCGCTGACCGGCTCGGGCTCTCCCGTCGCTCCATTGTCTATGCCCAGCAAATCGCGAAAAGCCTGGCGCCCGATCTGCGTCGCACCCTTCGCGGAACTCCTGTCGCCGACAATCAGAGCCAGCTCCTGAAACTTGCCGCCATGGAGCCGGCGCGCCAGAAGAAGATCGCGCTCGCCTATTCGGAGAAACACAATCTCGGCAAGGCGCTCGCGCTGACCGACGACAATGCCAAAGCCAAGGAAGATCACTCCGCCCAGGATGGCTTCTATGACCGGCTGACCGCCACCTGGGAGCGCGCGGACGAGAAGACGAAGGCGCGGTTCCTCGAACACATCGGCGCGTCCATCGAGAAGCCTCGGGAGAAGCTGCCCAGCGTCTCCGAGATCGTCGGCGGGGGTGCCTGACGATGCCGGATTGCTGCGCCATCCCCGGCTGCGACAGCGCAACGCCCCGCAACAATCCGATCTGCGTCGGCCACTATTTCGCGCTGCCGCCTCGGCTGGCCCGCCTGATCGTGCGCGCCAGCATCGAACGTGACCGCGCCCATGATGACGCGCTGCGTTCGGCTCACGCAGCCACGCTGGACCGGTATCTCCAGACCGCACGGAACCACCTGCCGAAGGAAACGGCAGCCGCGCCAGCCGAACCGGATGCTTGGTCCGAGACCGGCTACCGGAGGGTCGCTCCGTGAGCCGCAAATCGCATCCCGACCAAGGCGATCTATTCCACCAGCCCGTCTATCCTTCACGGATGGCCGATCAGAACCTCGATCTGACCGGCTTCCGGTCGAAGTTGAAACGCGCCATGTCGCGCGCGCTCAAGGAATGCGCCGCATCGCGCACGGAAATCGCGATGCGCATGGCCGAAGCCCTCGGCCAGGACAGCTTTTCGCTCGCCACGCTCAACGCATACACGGCCGAGAGCAATGAAACCCACGACATCAGCGTGGTCAGGCTCAAGGCTTTCGTCCGGGCCACCGGTGCCAACTGGTTGTGGGACCTGATCGTCGCCGACGACGGGTTGACCATGCTGGTCGGCGACGAGGCGCGCCTCGCAGAGATCGCGCTCGTCCAGCAGGAGCGCGCCGCACTCGACGATCGGCTCCGCCAGCTCAAGGCGACGCCGGTCCATATCGTCCGGAGGCAACGCTGAATGACGGGCGGGGGCGCAAGGGCGGGAAAAGAATGGTTCACGCCGGCCGAGATCGTGGCCGCGCGGTCGCCGGAACTACCAGCGACCAGGGATGCATTCACGAGATTGGCGGTCGCCAGTGGATGGCGGGCGGACCCCGCCAAGGCGCGCGCGGTCGGCGGGCGAGGCCGGAGCAGCTGGGAATACCATCTGTCCGTCCTGCCGGCCGGCGCGCAGGCGCGCCTGGCGCTCCTGCATGCTGTATTCACGACGCCGGAAGAACCGCAGCGCAGTAGCGCGTGGGGGACCTTCGAAGGCCTCTCGAACGGCTATAAGCGGGAGGCGCACCGCCGCCTCCACGCTCTCCTGGTCATGGAGAAGCACAAGGCCGCGGGCTCGACCGAAACAGCTGCGGCTGCACTTGCCGCGCACGATGCAGGCGTATCGTCCGCCACCATCTTCAACTGGAAGCGCCTCGTCCGGGGCGTCGCCCGCGCCGATTGGCTGCCCGTGCTGGCGCCCTCATGGCAGGCAACGGCTACGTTCGCCGATTGCCATCCGATGGCGCTCGATATCCTGAAATCCGATTGGCTCCGGCCCGAGCAGCCGAGCTTTTCCAGCTGCTATCGCCGCATGCGCAAGGCCGCGTCGAAGAATGGCTGGCTGCCGATCCCATCCGAGCGCGCGTTGCGCCGGCGCGTCGAGGCCGAAGTGCCGGCCGGCGTCATCACGCTCGCCCGGAAGGGCAAGGAAAAGGCCAAGACGCTCTATCCCGCGCAGAAGCGCATCCGGACGCATTTCCACGCGATGCAGGCCGTCAACATGGACGGCCACAAGCTGGACGTGTTCGTCCGGCTCGCCGACGGTCGCATCACGCGCGTGCACCTGCTCGTGCTGCAGGATCTCTATTCCGGCCTGATCGTGGCGTGGCGCCTCGCCGAGTCGGAAAACAAGGAGACCGTCCGCCTGGTCATCGGCGACATGGTCGAGATCCACGGTATCCCGGAGAAGATCTGGCTCGACAACGGCCGTGCCTTCGCCTCGAAGTGGATCACCGGCTCCATCCCGAACCGCTATCGATTCAAGGTCCGCGACGGCGACCCGAAAGGCCTGCTCGCCACGCTCGGTGTCGAGATCATGTGGACGAAGCCCTATTCGGGCCAGTCCAAGCCGATCGAACGCGCCTTCCGCGACCTCGCCGACAACATCGCCAAGCATCCGTTCTGCGCCGGCGCCTATACCGGCAACCGGCCGGAGGCGAAGCCGGAGAACTACGGCGCCAGTGCCGTTCCTTTCGAGGCTTTCCGCGATCATGTCGCCCGCGAGATCGCCGACCATAACGAGCGGCCGGGCCGTACCTCCGATGCCTGCCACGGCCGCTCCTTCCTGCAGACATTCCAGGAGAGCCTCGCCGATCCAGCCACGCTGATCCGGTGGCCGTCACAGGGCCAGCGCAAGCTCTGGCTGCTCGCCGCCGACCGCGTCCGCACCCAGCGCGGCTCCGGCGAACTTCATTTCTACGGCAACCGGTATTGGCACGTGACCCTCAACGGTCACGCCGGCCGGCTCGTCACCGTCCGCTTCGATCCCGACCATCTGCAGGAGCCGGTATCGGTCTACACCGAGGACGATCAGCTGATCTGCGAGGCCGCCTGCATCGCGGCGACCGGGTTCGACGACGTCGACGCCGCCCGCCAGCATGCACGCGATCGCGGCGCCCATCAGAAGGCGATCGCGGAGCAGAGGCGGCTGGCCGCGAAGCTGTCGGCAGACGATCTCGCCCGCATCTACGGCGCCGGCGACAAGCCGGCCGCGCCGCAGCCGATGCCGCCTGCAGTCAAGCGCATCGCCGTCGCCGGCGGCCGTCAAACGCCGGAGCCGATCGACCAGGAAGAATTCGAAGCGAGCTTCGCGGCAGGGCTGCGGCTGCTCGACACCGATGCCGACATCATCCCCTTCCAGCCGAAACGTACGGAGGCCGGCTGAAAAAAAGAAGGCGGGAATAACCCGCCTCCAGAAACGGCCCGCAGGGGCCTCAAGCAACGAGGAAGACGTACATGAACGAACATACAAATACAATGGCCGCGACATGGGCGCTGCCGATCAGCCTCCCCGACACTACCGGCAATCGTCCCGGCCGCACGGCCGACGACGTGAAGGACTGGCAGGAACTGACCGTCAAGGTCGCGGAGATCGCAGTCCATAACAACTGGTCGAAGGCCGAGGTCTCGCGGCGCTCCAGCGTGCCGGACGGGACGCTCAATCAATGGTTCTCCGGCAAATATGCCGGCCGCCTGGACGAGACGAACAACCGCATCCGCCAGTGGCTCGACGCCATCGAGGAAATGTCCGCGCTCGGCGCCGGCATCCCGCAATCGCCGGTCTTCATCAAGACACGCACCGCCAACGAGATCATCGAGACGCTGACCTATGCGCAGATGATGCCGGAAATGGCCATCATCACCTTCGGCGCGGGCATGGGAAAGACCATGACGTGCCGGGCATACTGCTCGACCCGGCCGCATGCCTATCTCGTCACCATGTCGCCGCACACGAAGACGGTGCACGGCATGCTGACGGAGATCGCCGCCGCCTTCGGGATCTCGCAGCATAATCCGGCTCGGCTTCATCGCTCGATCGGCGAACGCCTGCAGCGGAACGGTCGCAAGACGCTGCTGGTGGTGGACGAGGCACAGAACCTCGTCGATGCGGCGATCGACCAGCTGCGCAATCTCCTCGATGTCAATGAGTGCGGCATCGCCCTTGTCGGCAACGAGGAAATCTACGGCCGGTTCGCCGCCCGCTCGGACGGTCCGTCCTACGCGCAGATCAAGCGCCGCATCGGCAAGCGGCTGAAGCGCCTCGTCCCGTACAAGGAAGACATCGTTGCTCTCATTGACGCCTGGGGGATCGCCGATCCCGCAGCGCGATCGCTCCTCACCGGTATCGGCAACAAGCCGGGCGCGCTCGGCCAGATCGACAAGACGCTGCGCCTGGCTGGCCTGCTCGCGGCCGGCGAAAGCACCAAGATCGGCGAGAAGCATATCCGCGCCGCCTGGTCCAACCGCAGCGTGGAGGACTGATCCATGAAGAAGATGTCCTATCAGGTGAGCGACGGCCTGTCGGAAATGGCGCGGATCTTCGACGAGTACGCCTCCGGCAGCCGCACCGTCGTGGAGCGCGACGTGCTCGCCCTTCGGCGGGCGGCAAAGCTCCTCGCCAATGCAGCGCTCGACTTGGAACACGAAGTCTCCCGCCTGCGCTGGAACGATCAGGCCCGCAGGGAACGGACGACGGAAATCGTGCTCGACCAGGTCAAGGAGCCGGGCTCCAATATCCGTCTCTTCCCCGTCATCCCGCGCCCGTTTGGTGACCATAGGGGTGCGGTATGAGCGCGGTCGATCCCGCCGGCAAACTGATCGCTGCGGCGCAGGCGGTGGACGTCATGGACGCCGCCGGCCGGATCATCGCCAACCCCTCGCGCCATGCGCCGGCGGCCACGGCCGCCGAGGTGCTGGCGCTGGCGTGGGCCGCCGAGGGCCTCAACGCCATCGTGATCGAAGCGGAGCTGCTCGTCCGGGCGCTCAACCTGCCGATCACCGGCAACGATCGTCGGGACGCCGATCGCGACAGCGCCGTCTACGCCCAGATCGCCACGCTGCAGCGCCAGTTCGCGCTGCTGCACGCTGGCGCCGAAACCATTTCCACCGAAGGAGAAGAAGATGGACGCAGTCATTCTTGAGGACCGTCCGGCCGGCGAAGTGCTGGTCAACGGCAAATCCTACATGCCCGACGCCAAGGGCAACCTCGTGCCGCTGGAATCGGTCAAGCCGGTGGACAAGCTCGAAGACGAGACCGTGCGCAAGATCATCGGCTACGCCGACGATCTCTCCGCGCAGGTGACGCGCTTCCGCATGCACACCTTCGACGATCTCGGTGATTTCGAGGCGCTGCTCGCGCAGGAGTACGGGGCAACCAAGGGCGGCGCCAAGGGCAACAAGACCTTCATGACCTTCGATGGGCTGATGAAGGTGCAGGTGCAGGTGGCGGATTTCATCGACTTCGGTCCGCAACTGCAGATCGCCAAGGCCCTGATCGACGAGTGCCTGACTGAATGGTCGGCGGAAAGCCGCGCCGAGATCCGCGCCATCGTCACGCGAGCCTTCAACGTCGACAAGGCCGGCCAGATCAATCGCTCCGAGATCTTCATGCTTCTCCGAATGGATATCGAGGACGAGCGCTGGCGGAGCGCAATGGCCGCCATCCGCGACGCCATGAAGGTGGTCGGCTCGAAGACCTATGTCCGCTGCTATCGCCGCGACAAACAGGATGCGCCGTGGCGCGCCATCACCATCGATCTGGCGAAGGCATAGGGGGCGGCGATGGGTATTCACCGGCACATTCGAGAGCAGATCGGGCTGGCCGGCTTCTATGCCGAGGACGGCGCTTTTCATTCGGCGGCGCGCGTGTTGCGCGATCTGGCCGACCAGGTCGAGGACCATGCGAAGAAGTGCGACGCGTTCATCGAACACCTGATCGCGAAGGGTGAAGTTGAGCGGGAGAAGGACCATGGCTGATCCCGTCCTCTATATTTCGCCCGTCGTCTTCTCGATCGTCGAACGCGCGCTTGCCGCGCATAGCAAGGCCTTGGAAGGCATCAGCGCCCTCCAAGACTACGACACCTACTGCAATACCCGCCGCTCGGCCGATAGCGCGCTGGAACTGGCCGTTGTCCAGATCGGGGCGGCTATCCGCGACAAGGGCAGCGAGACCGCCGTGCGCATCGCCGGCATCCGTAGCACGTCGACAATGGGTCTTAGCGGTGCGTTGTCGAACTGGCTGACTGCCGCGCGGAAGAAGCTCGCGGTGTTCCAGGACAACTGCCCCGGTCATGTCGCCTCATGCGGCGATGCGAAGATATGCGGCCGCTGCGGGATGCACATCGACGAGCTGCGGCCATGACCACTGGAGCCGGTCCGATCTGTCATGGCGGGCATGCGAATTCAGTTATCGTAGGATTGCAGCAGTTTCCGTGTGCCCGTCAGGAGCCGACGGTACTCGGTTGCAAAGGCCTGAAGGGCCGCGATCTCGCCGACGGCTCTAGAGAGGTGAAGCCGGTCGACCTGTTCTATCTGGCCATTTGCAATTTGCACCAGCGTGCGATCCTCGGCGGTTCCGAGGCGGCAAAAGAACGTTGCCGAACGGTAACACTCGACAAGATTTGCGTTGAACAGCTTCTGCGCGTCCGCGACCATCGGGTCGTTGAGGGCCGCGCTGAAGTGTTCGAGGCCCGCCTTAATCAACTGCAAACTCGGCGGTGGCGCCAGATCGGGCTCTTGGTTCATGCGTCGCAAAAAAGCGTCGAGATTGGTACTGAACGGCAGAAGCACATTCTCATACTTCCACAGCACATCGTGCGCACGCTCTATCTGCAATCGGTCTGCGCGAAGGTTGAGCTTCACCAGGCTATCGTGTCGATTTTGCTGATGTCGGTCCGTGGCGAACATCGCAGCAACGGTCAGAAAAGCAGCACCGATGGCGAGTACTCCCGCAATAAGGGTTTGCCATTTTCTCAGAGGATCGTGAAACGTCGCGACGCCTCCGATCGCTATTCCCAGGGCCACGCCCATCAACGTGGCAGTTGCCAGATTTATGGGCGTCAGCCAGTCCGTCTTCTTCATCATTCGTCTCCCGCCTTTGTGGAGCGTAGCGAATGGAGCCGGTTCTCGGCAATCACCATGTCGGGTGAAGGCTCGAAGGCAGGTGCCGCATGAGCGGCCCGAAACCCTGCCTCGGCTATCCCAGTCGCACCGCTGCCGTTCTGGCGCTTCGCGACCAGGGCATGACCCAGGCTGCGATCGCCGCGAAGATCGGGATATCGGCTGGCACCGTCTCCGCGCTCGAATGCTCTGCCCGCCGCTGGCGCGGCTTCCAGCGCACCGGCCGGATGGATGCCTGCCGGACCATGCATCTTCCCATCGGTATCCTCCAGCGCCTGGCGCCGGCCGCGCGCACGCGTGGCCTGACCCGCGAACGGCTGGCGACCCTGATAGTCGAGACCGTGGTGGAAGAAGGTCTGATCGACGCCGTCCTGGACGATGGGGGCGCGTCATGAAGGCGGACCTCTTCGGACCGCGGCCGTGCGCTAGTCGGCGGGTGATGATGAAGGCCACGGATCATGGCGAAGCGCCGGGTCTGATGCCCGGCTGGCGCACCGCGGAGGGCGCGCGCTTCGAGTGTGCGAAATGCGGCCATGACGAGGGTTGGCATTTCGACATGAAGCCATCCGAGATCCGGCGCGGCCTGCCGTGCCCCAACTGCAATGGAGCCGGATCATGAGCGCGATCGCCGCCATCCATGTTGCCCGCAAGCAGCTCGGCCTGGACGAGGACACTTATCGCGCCCTTGCCGTCCGCGTGACGGGCAAGGGCTCCGCGAAGGATATGACCGAGGCCGAGCGCCAGCGGCTCCTCGAGGAGTTCCGCCGGCGGGGTTTCAAGAAGGCTTCGACCGGCTCTCGAAAGAAGCTCGAAGGTCGTTACGCCGCCAAGCTGCAGGCGCTGTGGATCTCCGCCTGGAACCTCGGTCTGGTCGAGCACCGGGAGGATAGTGCACTGCTCGCCTTCGTGAAGCGCCAGACGGGCATCGAACACGTCCGCTTCCTCCATTATCCGGAAGACGCCAACAAGGCGATCGAGGCGCTGAAGGGCTGGATGGCCCGCGAAGCCGGCGTCGACTGGTCCGTGGACAAGTTCATGCCCGACTATGCCCGCGAACCCGGCTGCAAGATCGCCCGCGCACAGTTCGCCATACTCCACCGCATCGATCCGGCCTTTGCCGAGATGAACTCGCTGGTGCATTGGCTGCTTGTGAGCCGCCGCGATCGGCCCGGCACCCCGGCCCATATCGAGGATTTCCACTCCGAACACTGGCCGGCCGTCATGAACGCGCTCGGCGAGAAGATCCGGGAGGCGAAGTCGGCATGAAAAAGCTCATCGACCACGAAGCTTTCCGACCGGAGGCTTTGCGGCAGACGCTCACCACGGGCCTGAAGCTCAAGAAGATCATGCTGAAGAAAGGCATCGACCGTTGCCGCTGCGAATGTCCGCGGTGCGGCGGAACGATCTACGCCGGCCTCGTCGGCCACAAGAACCATCTCCGCATGGCCTGCGAAGGCAAGTGCGGCATGAACATGATGGAGTGAAAATGCATAAAATGCATATTCATCCGTGCCGGCCCTATGCTGACGGGATCCTGTTCGACGACATGGTCGACGTGCCGATCTCCGCCCGCAACCGCCTTGCGCGGCGCGGCGTCGTCTTCCTCACCGAATTCCGGGCGAACGGCCGGCTCTACGGCGGCAGCATCATCGCCGACAGCATGTCGGCAGCCGGCCAGATCGCCTTCGGCCGTGGCCTTGATGAGACGATCGTCGGCACGCTCGTGAACACCGGCGCCGGCGATCTGCCGGATGGAGTTCGGCCATGAGCGCGCGTCGTCGCATGACAGGGCGCGTGAAAGTGCCCTTCGATCGCATCGAGAAGATCGCGGCCGAGGAACTGGCCGACATGGCGCTGGCGAAGGCGAGCGGCACGAGCTGGAAATTGACCCGCCATTCCGCCTTCTATCGCTGCAAGGATGGTTCCTTCACTCTCCAGCTCGTCTGGCATGGTGGGAACGGCCAGACCCTCACCTCCACGACGCGCGGCATTCGCCTGGAGGTCCGGTGAACGCCGATCGCGAACGCGCGTGGTTCTCCCCACTCCTCAACCGCATCGCCGATGTGGCCGGAGAGCGGGCGGCGCTGCTGCTCGGCCGCGAGAAGGCCTGCCAGGTTATCTACGTGCCGCGCGATCCGACGCCTGACCACTGGATCCCGAGGCTGATCGGCGTTGAAGCAGCCCGGGCGTTGGGCGAAGCCTTCGGCGGCCAGAAGCTGGAGATCCCGCCGGCCCTCAACGGTCAGAAGCGTCAGCGCGATCGGACGATTGCCGAAATGAACGGCAAAGGCTATTCAATCAACCAGATCACACAGGCGCTCGGTGTGGCCCGGTCCACCGTCAAGGACCATCGCCGCCGTTTCCGCGCCGCTCACGAAGACGATCAGGGATCGCTCTTCTGACGAATCGCAGGGCGAAACCGCCCTCCCGACAGCACCCCGCGAACCAGCCATACCTTTGATCCTGCCGGCCGGAGGTTTCTCCGGCCGCTCGTTCAGGATCGGTCATGGCCAAATTCTCCGCAGTCTCGCTCGCCCGCCTCGAAAGCGCGCATCCGCTCCTGCAGAAGGTCATGCACGCGGCGATCGAGAAGTACGATTTCACGATCCTGCAGAGCCAGCGCGGCCGTGCCGACCAGGAAGAGGCCTTCCGGAAGGGCAACACGCATGCTCATTTCGGCCAGTCGGCACACAACTGGTCGCCGGCAATCGCCCTCGATGTCGCGCCCTATCCGATCGACTGGAAGGACGCTGCGCGCTTCGTCGCCCTCAACAAGGTGATCGGTTGCTTCAATCCGGAGACCGGATTTGGCTACGGGCTGGCGAAGGACATGCAGATCCCGCTCCGCTGGGGCGGCGACTGGAACTTCAACGGCAAAACCACCGACGAACATCTGGTCGACCTCCCGCACTACGAGCTGCATCCGTGGCGGACCTGGGCGAAGAAGTCGAAGCTGTTCAAAGGATGAACCAATGAAGCTCTTTGAGGTTGAGATCGACAGGCCGGTGAAGCGGTCGACCTATTTCGTCGTTGCCGATGGCTATGACGCCGCCGAAGAGATCGCCCAGCTGAATGAGACGAAAGACGGCGGCCGGAATGGCGGCGTCCTTTCGATCAAAGACCACGGCGACGTCGAAGGTGAGGATCGCATTCTGCTGCTTCCCGCCGGCCTCGGTTTTTGTGCCTGACGATGCTGCGTAAGCCCGCCTATCGTCTGTCGCGCCTCGCCTTCTGGTGGTCATTCGTCCTCGCCTGGGGCGTGATCCTGGCGATAGTCGCTGGCGCGCTTGCCGGCTGGCATGACGCGGTGGCGATCGGCGGCATCACCATCCCCTCGATGGTGGTCATGATCGCCGCGCTGCTCGGCATCCATCGTGCGTTCGGCGCCATGGACCTGCGCGCCATCACGGCCGCGGCCGGCCCCGACACCATCATCGATCCGAACAGAGAAGGAGCCGCCGAATGAGCCTCTTGAAATGGTTGGGCGTAGAGCCCGAAAAAGTGCCGGACGTCGTAGATGCCCTGGCCAAACGCGGGACCGAAGAGGTCACGAAGGACGTCTCCACGCTCGCGAAGAAGACGCTGGATGCTCTCGAAACCGGAACCCGCTCTATCTTCACCAAGCTGACCGAGTTCGAAAGCCAGCTTGTCTCCGAGATCGAGAATAGGACCGACGTCCTTGCGGAAGTCCGCCTTGCTCTCAGCAAGCTGCGCTCGATCGATGCCGGTCCGGTGGCGGATCAGCCGGCCGCCGCCGCATCGGTAAAGCTTTCCCCCGCCGAGTTGCAGCCGGCGCCGGCCGCCTCCGCTGATAGCACCGGCTCTGCTCCTCCCGTGCCGCCAGTCACGGCATCATGACCGCCGCAGCCGCCTGGACCTTGCTCGTCCGCATCCTGACTTTCTGCATCCCGGTCCCGGTGATCGCGATCGCCGCGATTGCAGGCTGGCTGTGGATCGACCGGACAAGCGCCGTGCGCCAGGCGGTCGACAGGGCGACGACAGAGCTGGTCGCGGGCGGCCAGATCGCGGCGTTGAAGGCCGATCTGGCGGCGGCACAGAGGGAGAAGATGGCGACCGATTACGCCTATGCGGGATTCAGCAGGCGGATGGCAGCCGATGCAGCGAAGGACGGGGAACAGAAAGATGTGGCGCTACCGAAGGCTCTTGCCGATCGTCCTTGGACTGTTGAGCAGCCTGACATTGATTGGGTGCAGCGCTGATGCGCAGCGCTACGTCGACAGCGCCGCGGCGAAGGCTGTCGCCGATCGGCCTGTCGATCTTCCGGACCTGCCTCCCGATTGTCGCTTGCGCGAGCCGCATGCGCCCCTTGTCGTTGGCCAGGACGCACGGGTGCCGTTCCGCGCCGAGCGCGATGCGCTCGATCGCGAGCACCGGCGCGAGGACCGCTGCAACGGCTGGTACGACGATTTGAGGACGGGGATGAAGGGGGCGATCACGAAATGAGCGAGAGGGATTTCGATCTCGCCAGCCTGCGGGCTGATCAGGAGCGCGACGCCGGCGTCGCGCGGATCCAGGCAGCGGTCCGGGGACAATTTGCCTCCGTCGAGGTTACCGGGCCGCTGCTCTGCGATTGCGGTGCCGAGATCTCGGCTGCGCGCCGTGCGGCCTATCCGAACGCGCGAGACTGCGTCGATTGCGCCACCTTCCGCGAACGCCAGCGGAGGTTCGGCTGATGGAGTTCGTGAAGGACTGGGCCGGCCTCATCCTCTCCATGATCGCGATCGGCACCACGCTCTACACGTGGGTGACGTCCGGCTCGAAGGAGGCGCTCGACGAGATCATCGACCTGAAGAAGGAGATCGACGAAGCCGAAGACAAGCTTACGCGCGATCGCGAAACGACGGCTGCGGCGGTGAACGGTCGGTTCAAGCTGGTCGAAGACCGGGTGCTGGCGCTGGAGACGGACTTCAAACATCTGCCGGAACGGGAACAGGTGCACCGGATTGAGCTGGGCCTCTCCGAACTGAACGGCAAGTTCGAGGTCATCTCCGAGCGGCTGAAGCCGGTGCAGGCGATCGCCGACCGGCTGCAGGAACTGGAATTCGAGAGGGCCAACGGCAAATGAGCATCGATCGCATCATGCGCGAGGAAGCGCGCCTGGTCATCCTGAAAGCTCTGGCCGATGAGCCTTCCGAAACCTTGAACTCCAGTCTCTTGGGCGAGGTCCTCGCGACGTTCGGCATCTACAAGCCGCGTGAATGGGTCCATGCCGAACTGGGTTGGCTCGCCGAAATGGGCGCGATCACCATAACGGACGCCGGTTCGGTGAAGATCGCCCGGCTGACCGAGACAGGGCATCGCCACCTGCGCCGGGAAGTCGCTCTACCGGGCGTCAAGCGCCCATCGCGGCCGGAGGCCTGATATGGCGCGCGGTCGCGGCCGGCTTTCCGGCATCGAGCTATTGCCTGACGAGGCGACGCCCATCATCGCATGGGCGGCCGAGCAGCTGCAGGACCGCGATCGTACCCAACAGGAGATCTACGAGGAGTTCTTCGGAAAGCTTCAGGCCCTGCAGGCCGAGTACCGCGGCGAGCTGGAATTCACGATCCCGTCGCGATCGGCGTTCAACCGCTATTCGATCAAACAGGCCACGCTCACCCGGCGCCTTGCCGAGACGCGCGAAATTGCGGGGGCGATCGCCGGCAAGTTCGACGCCAAGGCATCCGACGATCTCACGTTGATCGCGGCCGAGGCGATCAAGACGCTCGTATTCGAGGTTGTGACGGCCGCCGGCGAGAGCGGCATCGACCCGAAGGGGGCGATGAACCTTGCCAGCGCATTGTTCAAGGCCGCCCAGGCGCAGGGTGTTTCCACCGCGCGGCGGCAGAAGGTCGAGAAAGAATTCGCCAGCCAGGTCGACCAGGCCGTCGAGACCGTCCGCAAGGTCAACGGCATGTCGGCCGAGACGGCCGAGGCGATCAAGGCGCAGATCCTCGGGGTGCGGACGCAATGAAAACCGCCGCGACCGTTCTTGTCTCCCTTTCCGCCGACCAGCTTGGCGCGCTCAACAACGCGCTTCGTCGCGAGATGCAGGCAGCCGAGCGCATGCGCGGCGATCCGAATTGGGGCGCGGTCGACGAGTATATCGGCCACCTGGACACCGCCCTGCGGGCCGTAACCCGCGCCTTCGAGCGGATGCCGAAATGAGCGCTCCCATCACCCAGGCGGAATGGGAGAAGCTGCGGCGGGAGTCCACTGAGGCCCTGCCGCAGATCGTTGCGGACCTTGGATTGCCTAAGGTGCTGCTGGGCTATCAGGCTCGTACAGTCCAGCTCCTGGAGACAACGGGGATCCGCGTGCTCTTCATCGAGAAGAGCCGGCGCATCGGCGAGACATGGGGGCTGGCCTCCTACGCCGTCCTCCGCGCTGCGCGTGCCAAGGAAGCCGGTGGCATGGATGCGATGTACATCTCCTATTCGCAGGAGATGACCCGCGAGTTCATCGACGCCTGCGCCATGTGGGCGCGAGCCTATTCGTTGGCGGCGATGGAAGCGCAGGAGTTCCTCTTTGCCGACCAGAACCCCGGCGATCCGACAGACACCCGGTCGATCCAGGCATTCCGCATCCGGTTCGCCTCCGGATTCGAGATCGTGGCGTTGTCCTCGGCACCGCGCACGCTGCGCGGCAAACAGGGTCTGGTCATCATCGACGAGGCGGCCTTCGTCGACAATCTGAAGGAGCTGCTCAAGGCCGCCATGGCGTTCCTGATGTGGGGCGGACAGGTCGTCGTCTGCTCCACCCACAACGGCACCGATAACGAGTTCAACGTCCATATCCAGGACATCCTCGCCAAACGCTCGAAATTCGCGCATCTGCGGATCGATTTCGACGAAGCGCTGAAGAACGGGCTCTACGAGCGCATCTGCCTCGTCACTGGAGAAGAATGGTCGGCGACGAAGGAAGCCGCGTGGCGCCAGGAGATCATAGAATTCTACGGCGAAGGCGCGGACGAGGAGCTGTTCTGCATCCCGACCATGGGCTCCGGAGCGTGGCTCACGGCGCCCCTGATCGAAGCGCGCATGCGGCTTTCGCCGGAAGAAGCCCCGGTCATCCGCATCGCGTTGCCTCCGGATTTCCTGCACCGGCCCGAGTTGGAGCGCCGGCATATGCTGGCGCCGCACATCGAGGCGATCGGCCGCGCGCTCGATCGGCTCGACAAAACAAAACAGCATGCCTTTGGCTATGACCCGGCGCGAAAGAGCGACCCGGCCATCATTCATCTGCTTCAGGTCGATACGGACCTGACGCGGAAATCGGCGCTCACCGTCGAAATGCGCAACGTCCCCTTCGCCGAGCAGAAGGCGATCGCGCGCGATATCCTGTCGGCCGCCCCGCGCCTCGTCGGCGCCGCGATAGACGCCACCGGCATGGGCATGAACCTTGCCGAGGATCTCGGCCGTGAATTCGGCATGCGCGAGGAAGAGGAAGGCGCCGGTCTCGTCTGGGCGATCCACCTGTCCGCGCCCTGGTACAACGAGAACATGCCGCCGCTCAAAGCCGCCTTCGAGGACGGCGCGATCTGGCTGACGCGCGACGCGGAACACCAGGCCGATCTTCGCCTGGTCAAGATCATCCGTGGCGTGCCGTCGATCCCGCCGGAGCGCGAAGGCGAGACCGGCAAGAAGCGGCACGGCGATTTCGCCGTCTCCCTGGCACTGGCTTATTTCGCCAGCCGCATGCAGTGGCACGAGTACGGCTACACCTCTGTCGCGCGGCCGGCCAGCCGCTTCCAGGAGCGCGCCGAGACCGAAAGCTATCGCATGCGCGATTATGCAGACGAGCGGCCGCGCGACTTCCGCATGGGCTCCATGCGCCGAACCGGAGGAATCTTCTGATGGCTTTCACCTGGTACGATGCCTATGGCCGTCCTGTAGACACCGCCAAGCTGAAAGAGGAACAGGCCGCCCCGACGATCGGCAGCGTCCGCCGTGTCGACGCGATGCATCCGGCCGCGGGCCTCGCGCCGCAGCGACTTGCCGCGATCCTGCGCGAATCGATCGACGGGGATCCCGAGCGCTATCTGGCGCTCGCTGAGGACATGGAGGAGCGAGATCCGCACTATGGCTCGGTGCTTGGCACGCGCAAGCTGCAGGTCGCAGGGCTCGACATCACCGTCGAGGCCGCGGCGGATGATGCGCAGAGCGTTGCCCATGCCGACCTCATCCGCGAGATTGTCGGGCGCGATGCTTTCGAGATCGAGCTGAAGGACATCCTTGACGCGACCGGCAAGGGATACTCCTGCACCGAGATCCTGTGGGACACGTCGGAGGGCCAGTGGCGGCCGAAACGGCTCGCATGGCGCGATCCGCGCTGGTTCCGGTTCGATCGTGTCGACGGCGAGACGCCGCTCCTGAGGGATGGGGCCGAAGATCAGCCGCTGAAACCGTTCGGCTGGATCTTCCACTCCTTCAAGGCGAAGTCCGGCCTGCCGATCCGTGGTGGTCTCGCCCGTGGCGCCGCCTGGTCCTTCCTGTTCAAGGCGTTCACCGGGAAGGATTGGGCAATCTTCTGCGAGGCCTACGGTCAGCCGCTGCGGCTTGGCACATGGGGACCAGGCGCGACCGAGAAGGACAAGGAAACGCTTCTCAACGCGGTGATGAACATCGGAGCCGACTATGCGGCGATCGTGCCGCAATCGATGGCGATCGACTTCATCAAGGCCGATCTGACCGGCAGTCACGATCTCTACGAGAAGCGCTCGGACTGGCTCGACCGGCAGGTTTCGAAGCTTGTCCTTGGCCAGACGTCGACCACGGATGCGCAGAAGGGCAGCTATGCGGTCGGCGCGGTCCAGGACCGTGTCCGCGACGATATCGAGAAGGCCGACGCCAAGTCGCTCGCCGCCACGCTCAATCGGGATCTCGTACGGCCAGCCGTCGACCTGAATTTCCGGCCGCAGAAGGCCTATCCGAAGATCCGCATCGGCCGGCCGGAAGTGGTCGACCTCGCTCAGTTCATGCCGGCCGTGAAAACCTTCGTCTCGATGGGCGGCAAAGTCGGCATGTCCACCATCCGTGACAAGATCGGCCTGCCGGATCCGGGGCCGGATGAGGAGCTGCTCGTTGCGCCCGGGCCGTCGACCGCGTCATTTGATGCTGGCGCGCCTACCGATCAGCAGGGCAAACCGATGCCGTTCACAACGCAGCAACGGTCTGGCGACGGCATCGATGCCGGCGTCCAGGACGCGCTCGACGATTGGGAGCCGCTTGTCGCCCCGATCGTCGCCGGCCTGGAGACGCAGATCGCGGCCGCCAATAGCATGGACGAGGTGAAACAGATCCTCGCGCGGCGTTTCGCCGATATGAGCCTCGGCACGCTCACCGAGGAGCTGGCGCGCGCCGTATTCGCCGCACGGCTCGCCGGCGAAGGCAATGAGAAGCTTTCGTAGGCATGGCGATCGACGTCACGCCGCTGCCGCCGGACGACGCCGTCCGCGCCTTCCTCGCGCGCGGTAACCGGCTTGATCCGTCGTTCTCCTGGCTGGACGTCTGGCAGGAAGAACATGCCTCCATGTTCACCGTAGCGAAGTCAGCCGGCTTCGACGTCCTCTCCGACATCTACCAGGCCGTCCAGAAGTCGCTTGCGGAGGGCAAGACGTTACGTGATTTCGCCGGCGAGCTGACGCCGACGCTGCAGGCGAAGGGATGGTGGGGCAAGCAGCCGGTTCGGGATCCGCAGACGGGTGAGACCGTCATGGGCCAGCTTGGCTCGACCCGCCGCCTGCAGACGATCTTCGACGCGAATATGCGCGTCTCCTACGCCGCCGGCCATTGGGCCAATTTCGAGCGGAACAAGAAGGCGCGGCCTTTCCTGCGCTACGTCCACGTCGAGGAGCAGCCGCACCCGCGCTGGCAGCATCATCTCTGGCACAACACGGTGCTGCCGGTCGACGATCCGTGGTGGCAGACGCATGCCTGCCCGAATGGCTGGGGCTGCAAATGCACCCTGCAGAGTCTTTCCCAGCGCGATATCGACCGGCTGCAGCGCCAGGGCGAAAAACTGAAGTTTGAGGCGCCCGAGACCACTTTTACCGATTGGACGAACAAGCGCACAGGCGAGGTCACGCGCGTCCCGACCGGCATCGATCCGGGCTGGGCCTACAATCCGGGAAAGGCGGGATACCGCGTCGCACTCGCCGGCGCCGACAAGCTGATCGGCGCTCCGCCGGAACTGGCGGCGCTGGCGAACTCGGATCCGGCGTGGCTGACGAAGCCGCTCGCCGACGAATTCGGCGAGTGGTTCGACCAGGCTGCCGCCGGCGGCCCGCTTGACAGGACCATGGTGACGGTCGGTGCGCTCGATCAGAAGGTGCTCGATGCGCTCGACCGCCAGGACGTCCGCCCGCAGTCGGGCGCCATCACGATCGACCAACGGACCGTCCGGCACATCCTCCGCGACGCGAAGGGGCCTCAGGCGGTCTCGGGCGAGGACCTGCGCAGACTGCCGGAGTTGGTAGCGCAGCCCCGCGCAGTGTTGCGCGATCGCCGGGACGGCGCGCTGCTTTACATCTTCGATCCGGCAGACGGCAGCCGGTACGGCAAGCTGGTCGTTCGCCTCGACTTCTCCAGGCGCGCTCGCGAGAACGGCGGCGATCGCCAGACCATCGTCACCAATGCGGTGCGAACGGCCGGCCTCGTAGAGGCCCGCGTTCTGACCGACACCAATACCTATCAGCTTCTGTCGGGATCGCTCTGAAGGGTGGCCGGCCGCCAAGGGGGTACGCAACTTTCCCCGTAACAACAGCCCGCGTGAGCGGGGCGCCGAACCGGACCTGCGATTTCCCGGTTGTCATGGCGGCCTGCACTGAATATCGGCTTTGCCGGACCCGATTGCAATAGACGGCCGTACAGCGCCGCTGACCGTCCGGAGGCCCCGTTCTAGCTCTGTGGCTCGAATGGGCTACACAGCGCCTTTTAAAGCCCTTCGAATTTGATTTTAATTTGCGCCCGAGGCCTGCCGTCGCGGTCGCATGCCTGCTATTCGCCTTTGGCCTTGGAATAGGCGTTTGACAGCGGCTTTGCGTCGCCGGCCATCAACCGTGTGAATTGCCGCTCGACGAACTCCACGGCCTCGTCCTTCGTATCGACGATCTGGGTGCCGGTACCATAGCGGTTTGTTTCCTTGTTAAGACCGCCAGCAAAGGCTTGCCACGATCCGAGCGTGAATCCGCCGTGCTCGTTCTTGGCGATGCTGCCGCCGTCCTCGTCCTCAAACGATGCCTGGAAGCTGCGCGGAACGACGTTGCCGCCAATGACAGTGCGCCGCCATGCCAGATGAACCCGGCCTCCGCGCGCCTGCACTTCGGCGAAGGCGACCGCGCGGGACGTGATAGGACCGATCCTGGCCTCTCCGTCGATGATGACGTAGCCGTTGCCCTCCCGTTTGACTTCCATCCGGCGAGCCATATCAGTCGAACAGATCGTCCTTCAGCGGGTCGAGGATGTCGGGGGTGTTGTTCTTCACCTGCCCAACTGCTTTCCCGATCTTCCACATGGTCATGAGTTCGTCCGGGAAGGGCTTCATCAGGTCGGCCGGGTCCTCGTCGAAGAGCCACCGGTTGTAGTCTTCCGGCTTCAGGATGACCGGCATGCGCGTGTGGATCTCGGCCATCATGGCATTCGGCTCGCACGTGACGACCGCGAAAGTCGCGATTACCTCGCCGGTGGTGGGATCGCGCCACTCGTCCCATATCGCCGCGAGCGCGAAGGGCTGGCCGGATTTCATAGCGATGGCGTAGGGCTGCTTGTCCTTTCCGGTGCCGAAGATGTCCTTCCATTCGAAGAACCCGTCGATCGGCATCAGCGCCCGGCCGGTGCGGTAGGCATTGCGGAACAGACCATTCGTCTTGATGCCTTCGGCTTTCGCGTTAATCGACTTCGGGCCTCCTTTCGGATCCTTCATCCAGCGCGGAATGAAACCCCAGCGCGCGGCCTTGAATGCCGACGACTGGCGCACCAGCTCATCCACGATGATGATCGGATACATCTGCTGGGGCGCGCCGTTCCAGCGCGGGAACTGGTTCGCCAGTCCTTCCACGCCGGCCGGATCGGCGAAGGTGAACTTGCCGACCATCTCGGCAAGCGACCGTTTGACATGCACGCGTCCACACATAGTCTGGACGATAGGTAGCGTTGGAGAGTTGTGCAATGGCCATGATCGACCCGCCTAAGCGGCAGGAAGACTATCCCGACAGGCTGACCGATTGCGAGGCGGCGCTCGAACCGGCCTTCAATGATCTGATGTCGTTGGCGTTCGCGCATGGCTGGGCGCCTGGAGAGGCCCGCCGGGCGCTTCGCCGGCTGATCGCCTCGCACATGCGCGGCGAGGAAGAAAACGCGAAGCTGGAAGCAGATCTGGCGATCATGCGGGCGATGGAGCGCGCAAGACCGTAGGCATCTTGCCGCCTGCGAGGCGCTCGTCTACGTTCCTGAATCGAAACGGGCGCTGGCGGACCTGAAATCCGCCGGGATGCAAGCCATCCGCCTCGGCCCGATCTCCCGGCTCGACCGAACAATATCCCGTCCGACGCTCTGGTAGGGCGAATTCGGCCTCCCGACGCATCATTGCCGACGCGGCTAAATGCTCGGCGATGAAACGCGAACTCGCCGCCCTTCTCGCGACCACCGTTGTCGCCGCATCCGTCGCCTCGATCGGCGCGGCCGACGCTGCTGCCGGCACGTGGATCCAGTTGATGCCGGCTGGCACCTTCCAGGCGCGCGACGGCCGCGGTCCGTTCAACGCCGGCGACAAGGCGACGATGGAGCAGATCGTCGCCAGGACACGCGACTTCCACGGCCCCAACGACATCGTCATCGACTACGACCATCAGACACTCTTCGGGGTGAAGGATGGCGTTGGAGGCACGGCGCCGGCGGCCGGATGGGTGAAGGAGCTGCAGGTTCGCGAAGGCGGGATCTACGGTCGCGTCGAATGGACCGAGAAGGCTGCCGCCTCGATCAAGGCCGGCGAATACAAGTATTTGTCTCCGGTCTTCCCCGCCCGCAAGTCGGACGGCCTGGTCGTCCTGCTCCAGAATGCCGCGCTGACCAACAGTCCCGCGCTGAACATCGAAGCGGTGGCCGCCACCGCGCTTTCATTCGCAGTCTCCACAGAAGGAACCGACATGGAGAAGATCCTGGCAGCCCTCGGCTTGGCCGCGGGCACCGGAGAGGACGCCGTCCTTTCCGCGATCAACGCACTCAACACTGCCTCTACGGCGATCGCCAAGGCTCTCGGCCTGAAGGATGGGGCCAAGCCGGACGAGATCGTGACCGCGGTCAATTCAACGGTCGCCGATCGCAAGGCGTTCGCCAAGGCGGCCGGCGCAAAGGAAGATGACAAGGCCGATGTCGTGGTCGCGAGCATCGCGACGGCTATGTCGGCGGGCAGTCCGGACCCGACCAGGTTCGTCCCGATCGCTGTCGTTACGGAGCTTCGCGACGAGGTCAAGCAGCTTCGCGAGGACACGACAGCGGACAAGGCGGAAGAGGCGGTGGCCCAGGCCATGAAGGCCGGCAAGCTCACCCCCGGCATGAAGGGATGGGGTCTTGACCTCTACAAGAAGGACAAGGCCGCCTTCGAAAACTTCGTCGGCGCCCAGCCGACGCTGACCACGCCGCAGTTGAACGGCGGCAGGAAGCCATCCGGAGGCAACGCCGAGGGCCTCGACGAGACGCAGCTCGCCGTCTGCCGCACGCTCGGCCTCGATCCCAAGCAATACGCCGAGACGCTCAAGGCCGAGCGTGAGGCCCACGAGGAGAACGCCTGATGGGTGCTTTGTCGTCTGATCGCAACACTGCCGAGATCGCAGGCGGTGTCCGTGTCGCGGGCGCTGCCGCCGCGCTCATCTATGCCGGCGCGCTCGTGATGCGCAATTCGGCGGGCTACGTCACCAAGGGCGCCACGGCCACCGGCTCGGTCGGCTGCGGCCGCGCCGAAGAACGCGTCGACAATTCCGGCGGCTCCGCCGGCGACCTCACCGTCCAGTATCGCCCCGGCGTCTTCCGCTTCGCCAACTCCGCTTCCACCGACCTCATCGGCATCACCGAGATCGGCAAGCCCTGCTACGTCGTGGACGATCAGACGGTCGCCAAGACGGATGGGACCGCTTCGCGCTCGATCGCCGGCTTCGTCGAGGGCGTGGATGACCAGGGCGTCTGGGTCCGTTTCGACGAGGTACTGGCCCAGGCCTACGTCGCCGGCGTCGTCAATCCCGCGGCCTGATCGCTCAAACGAGGAACATCTTCAATGCTCATTAATGCAGCCAATCTCGACGCCCTGCGCGCCGGCTACTCGACGGCCTTCCAGGCCGGCCTGGGCACGGCGCCCAGCCAGTACAAGCGCATCGCCACCGTCTTCCGATCGTCGACCGCCTCCAATGAATATGGTTGGCTGGGCGAGTTGCCGGGCGTGCGCGAATGGATCGGCCCGCGCGTCATCCACGGCCTCAACCAGTACGACTACTCGATCAAGAACAAGTCCTGGGAAGACACGATCGCCGTCAACCGCGATCATATCGAGGATGACAATCTCGGCATCTACACGCCGCGTTTCACCGCGCTTGGCCGTGCAGTCGGTTCGAGCTACGACACGATGTCCTTCGCGTTGCTCAAGGCTGGCTTCTCGACGCTCTGCTATGACAAGCAGAACTTCTTCGACACGGACCACCCCGTGCTCGACGAGAAGGGCGCGGTGACTTCGGTTGCCAACACCGATAGCGGCGCGGGCGCGCCCTGGTTCCTGATCGACAGCAAGCAGCCGATCAACCCGATCATCTTGCAGATCCGCCGCGACGTGCAGTTCGTGGCCAAGGACGATCCGCGCGACGATCGCGTCTTCATGAACAAGGAATTTCTCTACGGCGTGGACGGCCGCTGGAACGTCGGCTTCGGCTTCTGGCAGTGGTGCTGGGGATCCAAGCAGACGCTCGACGCCACGCACTACGCCACGGCGCGAGCCGCGCTGACCGGCATGAAGGGCGATTACGGACGTCCGATCGGCATCGTGCCCGATCTGCTGGTGGTCGGCCCGTCCAACGAAAGCGCCGGTCGCAAGCTCCTCAACTCGGAGAACGCCTCCGGGGGCGAGACCAACGAGTGGAAGGGCACGGCGGAACTGCTCGTCGTTCCCTGGCTGGCCTGA